GTGCCAATATACCAAGACCTGCTTGTGCTAGTGCTAAATTCTTATCTAAGGCTCTCTCTTTTTGTAAACCTTTTTGTAAATTAATTATATCTTGCTCTACTGTGTCAGTGCCTAATGTTCCTAACATAGGTAATATAGAATAATTAGAAGCATTTGTTGCAGCTTTCGTAGTTGTGTCAGTTGTAACATCTTCAGATACATTTTCTACATCATCATCTACATCTATTTTAGCTTTATCTTTTTCTTCCATTCTATCTAATATTTGTTGAGAAGTGCTACCAGAACCAGCAAATCCATTAGCAGCTTTTATAACCCCACCTTCTGCATATCCTCTTAATTGATTACCAAAAGGTACGTTTATTTCTGCATTTGTAAAATATCTATCTCTTCTATCCCTTAACACTGCTGGTTCTGGTCTAGCAAAACCTTTACCACCTATGCCTACCTGTTCTATAGATGGTCTTACTGAAGGTCTCATACCAAATGTTGGTATTCTTGGACCGGGCAATTGCATTATGTTTTTTGGTGCATCTTGATTTAAATCAATATTAAACTTTGATTCGGCCTCACTTTCTACTTGATCTAAATATGGTTCTATCTCTTGACCCATACTCTGTCTTATCTCATTACCAAACTGTGCAAGACCACCAGAAGCCATCTTCATAGGTGCATTTGTGCCTACACCATCAGACACAGCACTCTGAGGAGCCATAGCCTCTGACATACCCATCATACCTGTTTGCGGTACACCTGCGGAAGCAACAACCTCTTCTGCGACTGTAGGTTGTTGTTGTGCCTGTCTTGCTTCAAAGTCACCTTTAACTCTTTTACGTCTATTTAACTCTGATAAAACAAGAAACTGAGGCGCACTACCACTTGGCTGTTGCATTTCTTTAATTAACTGATCTTCTGAAAAGTTTTTTAAATCATCTTGTATTTGTAAGACATTCATCATCAGCCTGTTAATCCTCTATATAATCCCAGACCAGCTATACCTGTGCCTAATAAGTCTTTAATTGGATTGTATTGTTGAAACTTAGTTGTTTCTGTAGATGGTTGCACAGGCACACCACGCAATATAGATGACAAGAATGTAAGATCTTCTCTTGGCATATCTCTCTGTCTGATAAAATCTTCATAAGCTAGGTCAAGACCTGCCTGTTCTCTTGCTTGTCTGTCTTTTGCTATCTTCTCTAATAACTGCGCTGACTCTATATCACCAGCCCTTGCCTTTTCGCCCAATGCAGCAAGTTGTGCTGATTGTCCAGACAAACTTTCTGCCGCAGATAGACCCATCTTTTCTGCTTGCATTTTTGCATCTCTATCTCTTTGAAACTGTTGTTGTGCCTGCTCAAATGCCTTTTGTTGACCTGTTGCCTGTATATCACCAAGCTGTCTTTGCAACGCTTCACCAGCAAGGGCTTGTTGCACTGCACCTCTAGAACCGCCAAATGCTCCTTGTTGAACTGCCTCTGCATTTCTAGCCGCTTGACCTCTGTTAAAGTCTAAAACTGCCTGTTGCTTTTGTACATCTAATACATTTTGTATGTATGGTGACATATATTGCTGCGCTTGTGCAGAGCCAAAATCTTGTGATTTAAAGCCCAATCCCTGCAATGCTCTACCCATACCTGCTGTTGTACCAGCAGTTGCTGAACTTAACCCGGGTATACCTCCCTCTGCAGCGGCTCTAGCTATTTCTCTTGATCTTGCTGTGTCTGTGTTTTCATCAGCCAATCTTTGACCTTTATAAGGCGCATACTCTCTTTTAGACTCAGCCTCAGCTCTTTTAATCATGTCTATGGCATAAGGTTCAAAATATTTAGGCAATGAACTTTGTACTATATTTTGTTCTGTTGGCTGTTGAGGCGCTCTTGATCCACCTTTACCCATTATTTATCTCCATTCTATAAGCTATATACTCAGGTTCCCAATTATACTTTTTTAATACTTTCATCCATGCTTTTCTTCCATAGCCTTCTAAATGACTACACTCACAATCTTTAGCAAAGCTAGACAATCTTTCCATAGCTATAGGCAACCACTCCATCATACGTTTACCACCAATCCAATCCATAGCCATAGCTTTTCTATTGGGATATTCTATTATTCTTGTTGTAATTGCTGCTACCACTCTTTCATCTTCCTTGTCATCTATAATCAACCAAAGATTATAGTATCCTTCATGTATGTGCCTATAGATATCATCTATATGATACTTACCAGCACTAGTTTGGATTGCTTTGTTTAGTAAACCACTTACATCGCCCCAAACAATATCTACTGCCTCACGAGGAACTGCTGTGCATATCATGCAGGCAACATCATCTCATCAGGTATAGCAGGTGGTTGTGTCTTTCCACCTGTTCTTAATTCTCTAACTCTATCCATCATATCTTCTAATTTATTAGCACCTGCATCTGAGGAGCCATTTCCAATGCCGCTAACGACATCAGCAGGTACAACAAACTCGCCATCACTAAGTAATACATCTTGATCACCCTCCATAGAAGCAGGAATCATGTCAGCCATGCCATCACCAGCACCCTCTATCATGCCATCCCCTTCACTTGGGACTCTAGGTATTTCACCAGATTCAACTCTATTTATTAAATCTTGTAGTGCCTCTTGACCAAATTGTTCTACAAATTGTCCTAAAATAACGCTTTGTTGATTTGTATCAATAATTTCTCCCTGCAAAACATCTATAGCACTACTAATTAACTCTTTATCATTCATTCCTTCTTTCATCATACCGCCAATACCTGCATCCATAGGTGACATCATAGCTTCTACCTCTCCACCTTCTGCATAGTTTTTAGGTATTCTGTAATTAAACTCACCCATTTTACCTGCATCATACCCCATTTCTGGAAATACAGATGTGTTTTTAATAGGCATACCTCTTGGCATTTCTGGATCTTCTTCTTCTTTGGGTCTATAAGCAGGCATTGCAAAAGCATCAGATGCTAATCCACCTATGCCAGCGCCTATCGCTTCAGGTCGTGTTAATGCATCCATAAAACCGGGTGCCGCACCAATAGTTCCACCTTGTGCTGTCATTGCTGAAGGTAAGTTTGCACCACCTAATGGGTTTACACCAGCAGGAGCAGAAGACCCAAAGCTAGGCATTGTTCCACCAGCTAAATTTTCACCGCCTGATGCACCAAATTTCCCACCTAAAAAACCACCTAAACCACCAAGGGCTGCTCCCTGTAATACATCCTGTGAGTCACCTCCTTGCAAAAGCCTTCCTAATCCACCACCTAAAGCGCTTGCTATCATAGGGCTTGCAACTAAGTTAAATCCTGCTGGTCCTAATATTGCAGGTGCTGCCATGCTTAAAATTGCTGATAACATATTACTCTCCTAACGCTCTCATACGATTAATTAATCTTTCCGCTCTGTTTGGTACTTGCGTTCTCCATTTTGAATCATACATCTGATTGGCACACTCACCAAAGTCCATTATAGATACACTCGCCTTTAGTTTACTAAACTTTGAGAGTCTTGTGTACCCCAAATTGTACATCATATTGCATAATATTAACTTTGCCTCTTCTGGCAGTGCATAAAAATTATCATACAATTTTTCACAATCTTCTATAGTACCCATTATATCACTACTAAAACAGCTATTTACACGCTCCTCACTTACAGGTGTTCCTACAGCTTGTCCATACTCTGGGTCAGAATCACGGACCAGATGACCAATCCCAAAAGTAGGCAAGTTGAGGTGATCCAAATAAATTTCATGTACGTTTCCTTCGTCTGCCTCTATTTCCTGTCGCAGCTTTTCTATGTCCATCGACTGTCTCCCTTGTTTTAGTTTTTACAGAAACAACATGTTTATGATAAAAATAGTTACCTATCTTATTAAAAAACTTAGATAAACTTAACCAAAACCACATCATTTTTTGTTTGCTTTCCTAATACTTTCTTTGCCTTTTTTAAATATACTAGCTACATCTGCTTTGCCCATAACCTTTGCTCTTTGCTCTCCAACTGTTAGTATTTGGATCTTTCTTGCAAAAGGTTTGTTAACTCTTTTAACTTTAGCGACTGTCGCTCTAGCATCTGCTGGAGTAGCAAATTTAATTCCAACTGTGTCTTTAGGGTTCTCGTCAGTGTATAAACGTCTACCAGAACCTTTTGGTTTTTTTCCTGTTCCAACTTTCGGATCTTTTTTCTTTGCCATTGTATGTATTCTCAAGTGTCTAAATAAGTCTTGCACTACTTCTTTTTCTTCACCGTCTGCTTTGCTCGTTTAAAGTTCTTCTTTGTAGGTGCGCCTTTAGAACCTACCTTACGCATCTTCTCGCCACTACCAGCGGCTATTCTTTTTCTCTTAGCCTGTATGTTTCTGTATAAACTCATTTGGTTAACCCTTTCTGCTTTTCATATGTCCTCAAGCC